TTGTTATATCGCACATATTTTGTTTTTTTAGAGTAAATAAAAAAGGGAAGGCACTTTACCTCCCCTTTCAATTATTGTCTGTTAATATTAGTTAGCAGCGTTTGTGATTCCGTAAGTAACTACGTCTGATGCAAATCCGTATTTAGCATCTGCAGTGAAACGCATAATTACACGAACATTTTGCGATCCGTCAAGGTCACCCATATCCAAAACTTTCACTTCGTTCATATCGTTCATCAATCCTGTAGCGAAGTACAAGTTAGATTTCTCAGCAAGTAAAGCTGTGTTAGAAGCTAATCCGTTAGCTAAGAAGATACGAACTCCATCAAAGTACAAGTCATTCAATGTTTGGTTTGTTCCTTTGTTGTCGTAACCATTTGCGCCTACTCCAGATGCAGCGAATCCACCCAAAGCACGTACATAAGCACGGTAAATGTTGTTAGAAACATAGATGCTTAAATCTTCTTTTCCGTAGATAGCAGCAGGACAAGCATCAACGATTTTACCTAACTCAGCAATAACGTTAGAAGCATTAACACCACCACCAACTGCAGCGATTTCTTGTGCAGCAGGTAAAGCAGCATCTGTAGTAAGTTGTGTCATCAAACCTGCGAATTGACCTGCAGTTGCGTTAACTCCTGTCCAGATAGATGTTTCCATTGCAGCAGCAACTTTCTCAGCAGCGTGTGCCAATAAGAAGTCTGTAAAGTTTTTCGGCATCACTTCGAATGCAGAGTAACCCATAGAAATTGCTTCCCAATCAGATACGAAGTCTTTTTTACACAATTGTAAGTTAACTTGGAACTCCTCAGGTTGAAGAATTTTCTCAGTTAATGTAATTGTAGATGTAGCGTCAAAATCACAAGTAGCATTTTTAACGATATCGTCAGTTGCTACTCTTTTGATCACTTGTTTGAACTTTACGTTAGGAACGATTGTGATCCCACCTTTGTCCAATGTTGGTGCAGACAATAAAGCTGCTGCGATGTACTTACCTGCAAACTCACCAGCGTAAGTAGTTGTAATTGATGTTGTAGTTGCCATTTTTTAAAAATGTTTGTTAGTTAATATTATTTGTTTAATTTTTCAAAGATTGAATCGATAGTTGAACGACTTCTGTTTTTCTCAAAACGGAAAGGCTCTACTACATTCGTGTTTTCAGGATTAAAACTAATTGGCTTAGGCTCTTCTGCAAGTTCGGTTACCTCTTCTGTAACTTCGTCAACTTTAGAAAGCAATTCCAATTTAGCTTTCAATTCATTATTTTCTGTTTTTAATGCTTCGATTTCTGAAAAGAAAGTTTCTTTAACGATAGACTCGATAGTTTTCTTTGCAGTCGGCGCAGATGTAGCTTCAGCTTCAACCTCAACTTCTACTTCTGGAGCTTCTGCTTCAGGAGCAACTTCTTCAACTACCGCTTCTTTGATTTCAGCGATAATTCCTTCTACTGCAACAACTAAGATCATTCCGTTTTCTAATTCGTACTCACCAATTGGTAAAGGAATTTTTTGCTCGTCTTCTGTTACAATGAAAACTTCGTTATCCATTTCAAATGCGTCTGCTTCAAGAACCGTAGTTCCGTCTATCAACATCATTTGCTCTAATTTCACTTCCATTCCTAAAAGTGACTTGATTTTGTTAATTGTGCTATTTTTCATTTTTCGTTTTTATTTTAAAAGTTGATATAATTTACTGTATTCAGATGCTAACTTTAAAGACTTGTCTTTTTGTGATTTTAATTCAGCTGCTTTATCGTTAATTCCTAAATCAATAAGTTTTTTAATACTGTCATCTAATTGAGCAGGTACGTTCATTTCTAATATGATTAAAGCTCTACTGTACAATTGAGCAAGTTTAACTTTTTCAGCATCTGCATCTTTCAATTGTTGAACACCTTTCTCATACAATTTAATTGTATCTTCAACTTTAAATAATTCAACTTCGTGAGAAGCTAACTCTGTAGCTTGACTTTCAATATCTGCTACTTTCTTAAATACTTCGTTTAATCCCATTTTTGTCTTTTTTATTTAGAACGATTATTATTATATTTCTGTTGTATTTTTATCCGTTTTGACGTACTGTAGTTCTTACTCCTGCATTCTCAGTTATCGTAACTGAATCAATGCCTTGTATCACTCCTATGCCCTGTGCTTGTAAACTTCCATCGCAACATTTAGTTGAGTATGTTCCGTTTTCGCATAGACATCCTCTTCGTCCACCTTTAGGGCTAGAGTAACTTGGTGTTTTAAATTTGCTCATCTTCTATAATTATTTGTTTGATTTTTTCTAGTAATAAATCTTCTTCACTAATCATTGACATTTCTAACTTGTCAGCGAAGTAACCCTCAATGGAGAATCCTTTTACTTTACCTTCTTTTACGTCAGTCCAAACTTCATCGTTGTTCACCTTCATTGATATCATCCAAGTTCCTTTTGGCAAATCAAAGCCATAAAATCGACTTTTATCCGTTTTACTATCGTCAATTATCCAACTTTCTACTACTGACATTCCTTTTAGTTTCTTGTCGTGTTCGTATGTAGCATTGTTTTGGTTTGAGTTCATTAAGAATAACTCTGATGCTTGACGTACGGTGTCCTCAGAAAAGTAAATGTAGTATTCTTCTTTTGTCTTAGGGTTAACTCTGTAGATTTGCTTGTTAGGAACTAAAGCAGCACCCATAATTATCTTTTTCTCAGCGTCTACTTCTTTGAGTTCTATTTCGTGTTTTGATAAATGAATGAAATGCTCCTCTATGGCTGGTGAATGAACCACAGAAACTGCGTCAATTCCACTTAGTGAGTCTTTTTCGTCAATTACTAATTCAACTATTTTCATAACTTTCTAACGATTTTATTGTACTAATGTTGCATTTTCAATCCTATTTCTGTCTAGTGCTTGTGCAGTTGTCATATCACCAGAAACCACGTAAGCCTTCATAGGTTTTTGTTGAAGTTGTCCAAGTTGGTTAAGTCCTGAGTTTCCTACTACGTTGAAGTTAGCAGACATTACTCCACCTGCACCGCCTGCACCTCCGCCTCCGCCTGAAGGGTCTGTTGGAGGACTACCACCTCCTAAAGTTTTCAAAGCTTTTGCAGTTGCTGCTATATTGGCTGCGATACCTATTCCCGTAGATATGTTGTTCATTGCTATTACAGGTGCTGCTGCTACTCCACTACTTGCTACTGCTTGTGGTGTTGCTAGTGCTGCAACGTTTGCTAATTTATTTGCGATAATCATCTTAGCAATACCAATTGCTGATTCTGCAATAACTGCTGCTTTCTGAACTCCTTTTTGTTTTTCAAATAAACCTTTAATCAACTGAACTCCTTGTAAAGCAGTGTCTAGTCCTTGCATTTGAATAGCAGCCTTTTGTTCTGCTACTGCTTTTGCTTCTGCAATTTCTTTATCTGTTGCTTTTTTAGTTGCTTCTGCTAATTTTAATCTTGCTTCTTCTTTTTGCTTATAGTCTAAGTCTTGATATTTTAAGTTGATGTCATTCAACTCATTCATTTTAGCCAGTTCTATTTCTGCTAACGCATCTTTGTTTTCTCCTGCTAATGTTTCTAAAGTAAAATATTTATCTTGTACTGCTAATTCTTCTTTTTGTTGATCGTTTAAAGTATTGAGATAGTTTTGCTCTGCTATGTCTTGAATTGAATTATCAAACTCCTGTTGTCTTTCTAATTCTAGACGTTTAGCGTCAGCATCTGCCTTGTCTATTACTTCTTGTTTTGCCTTTGCTTCTGCTGCTGCTTGTTCTTTTGCTTCTTTTCGTTTTTCCGCAGCGTCTTTTGCTCTATCTTTAGCAGCGTCATCATTGTCTTTCTTAGCAGTTTCTTTGTCTTTTTTTATCTGTTCTTCAAAGAAATATTTATCGTTTTTAAGTTTTTCAAGTTGTTCACTTAATTCATTAAACTTTGCACGGTTTGCTTTTACATCATCTTCGTCACCATATAACAAACGACCTGTAGCGTTTAAACCAAACGAGTCGAATGCTTGTGCAGTTTCTAAACCTTTTTTAGATTCACTTAATAATTTCTTTTGTGCTTTTAACTGAGATTCAGTATCTTTAATTGCCTTGGCAAAAGTTGCACTTCTCTTTTTATTTATCGTGTCTTCTTCGTAACCTACTCGTTTTAAAGTACGTGCATATTCGTCAAAGTTCTCTACGGCGTGTCTTGCTGCTTCAGCTTGTTTTTCGGTAGTTTCTGCATATTTTTTAGCTGCTGATAAACCTGTATTGAATGAATTTTTAATATCATCCATATTTTCTACCAACAAAGCAACTGCAGTAATTAGTAAACCAATACCACCTACTAGGAATGCTTTACTTGCAGTAGTCATTGAGCTAAACGCAGTCTTAACAACTGCTCCTAATTGTTTAAAGGAATCAATGCTTTCTCCTAATGCTTGTGCGCCTGATGCTAACGCCATCGCTGACTGCACCTTTAACAATGATTTTTCTACTGCTTCGCTTTCTACTCCAAATGCACCCATAGCACCTGTAACCACAGAAAAACCACCTGCAACCCCTGTTAATGAACCTGACAAAGCCTTAAACTTAGCGTCAGGATTAAACGCATCAGTTAACGCTTTTGCATCTCCAATCTTATCTTTAAGAATCGCTGCTTGTTTTGCTGCTTCAATTGCTTCTTTTGAAGTAGCACCAAACTTATCGGATAAAATCT